TCAGCGTGTCGCATCCACCTTCAACGCGCGTTTGTGGCGCACATAGTCGGCGGTCTGGGACTGGGTGGAATGGGCGCCCATGCGCTGCGCCTCCATGATCCCGCGCCCACGGTCTACATCGGTCAGGGCCTTGCCGCGGAGGTCGTGGAAATGGCAGTCCTTGACGCCGGCCCGCTTCACTGCCCGTTTCCAGGCGGTGGACGCGCCCGAGTAGGTGTAGGGCTGGCCCTGCAGCGTGCAGAACACGAAATCAGGGCTTTGGTTGGGGAGCGCTCGCAAGCGGTCCACAACGTCACGCAGGCGCTGCGTCCATGCGATCAGGACTTGGGCGCCGGTCGAGCCCTCGGTTTTGGCCGGCTGGAACGCAATGCCCTGCTTGCCCACATCGCTCCACCGCAGGGACAGAAGGTCGCCAATGCGCTGCCCGGTCAGGTAAGCCATGTCGATCAGCGCGCAGATCGTGTGGCCGGAGCGCGTGCGCTTGCCGTCGTCTCCATACATCACGGCCACCTTGATGCGGCGCACTTCGGAATCCGTGATGTACCGCGTGCGCGCCTTCACGGACATGGTCTTGAGGCTGTCCACCGGGTTCGTGCCTGGCGGCCGGTAGCCTTTCTCTTCGGCGAACCGCATCAGCTCTCGCAGCATGGAGCGGTAGGCGTTGTAGGTGCGCGGCTTGTCGCTGAAGTGTTTCAGGAACTCCACGATGGCCGGCGCGGTGACCTCCTGCGCGCGAAACTCCTGGAACGATTCGGAGATGGTGCGCGTTTGGTAGGCGTCGTTGGCCTGCGTTTTCACGCTGTGCCTGCTGCCGACCTCCGCAAGCCAGTCTGCGATCAGCGCGGCCATGCTGTCCCGGGCTTGGTCTGCCTGCTCCATATCGGCCAGGGCGCGGTACAGAGCAGGTAGGCCGTCACGGATGGTGGATAGGCGCGTCCAAATCCGCTTTTTCCCTTCGGCGCGGACATGCCAATAGGCGCCGCCCTTTTCATAGACACGCTTGGGCAGGTCGCTGCGGCGCTTGCTCATGCTGGCCTCCGCATCTGCGGCGGCCGCACGCGCGGCACGGTGGACGGCGCTGGCCCAGCGCAGACGGCCAGATAGTGGTCGCGCTCCAGCAGCACTTTGCCCGTGCGCTCGCTGAGCCGTGCACGGAAGAATCCGCGCTTGTGCAGCGCCTTGAGCTGCATGGAGGGAAATTGGTAGTGGGTGAGCTCCCTGATTTCGTCTTCAGAGAGGGTCAGGCTGATGCTCATGGTGGGCACCTTTCTGGAAATAGAGCGGCCCGCGTAAGGCGGGCCGGGGTTGTAGGTGGAATCGTTTGGTCAAGCCGCGCGGCGTAGCTGCCAGGCCGTGGACTCGGGAGAGTTCAGCGAGACGATCTGCTGCATGGGCACGGGGCTCACGGAGTTGCCGACCATGCGCACCTGGGCGGTCTTCGTCAGGGGCTTGCCGGAGGCGGTCCGGTCAATGACGTAGCCAGGAGGGAAGTCCTGGGCGTTGTAGAGCTCACGCGGCACCAGCATTCGCAGCGTGATGTCCACGATCACCCAGGGCTCGCCCTTGAGCCAGACCGTCACGAGCGCCAGGCGGTCGCGCGTGGTGATCGTGGTCATGGGGTCGCGCAGATCCGCCCACTGGCCGCCGCTGGCGTGGTAGCGCATCAGGAAGGCGGCGCAGCGCAAGGCGCCGGCCTCCTGCTCGGGCGACAGGTGGTACTGGATCAGTGCGTGGTGCTCGGCCCCGGCCGTGAGGGTGGGCACTGGCTCGCGCATGTCGCGGCCCATGCTGTTCCTGCGCAGCGTGCACAGGTGCGCGGCGATCAGCTGCTGCTGGCTGCCGCTGGTGGTCACGGTCGATACTGGGTCGCGCAGGTCGCGGGCCGGTGTGCTGTTGAACCCTCCGTTGGCCTGGACCATGAACGCAGAGGCGAGGCTTTGACCGCCGCCGCTGGCCGTCACCGTGCCCAGCGGCCCCCGGATGTCGTTGGCCCCGTGGCTCCAGCGCTTGCCGCCGTCCTTGCCCTCGCCGTGCCCGGCCTGCACCAGGTATGCCGAGCTGACGGCGTGTTTGATGCCGCCGGCCGTCACCGTGCCCAGCGGCTGGGACAGGTCGAGCACACGCGGGGCCTGGCCCTTGGCTTCGCCGTAGCCCATCTGGATGAGGGTCGGAGACACCAGGGCACGGCAGCCACCTTTTTCCGTGGCGATGGTGCTCATGGGGCGGTCGAGCATTTCGATCTTCCCGCCGTGGGCCATGTTCACAATGAACGGCTGGGGGCTGTTCAGCACGAACTTGTCCAGGCCATGCGCGATCCGCCGCATGGTGGCCGGCGCCAGTTCCTTCTTGCGGCCGAAGATGCTTTGCCCGGGGATGCTCCAGTCGATGCACTCGGCTGCCTGGCGGAATGGCTTCTGGCCCGCCTTCGGATTCTTCCAGTGCGTCTGCGCTGGCCACACGATGGGCAGGCCGTCGCGGCGGGCGATCAGGTACAGCCGTGTGCGGGTGCTGCGAGAGCCCAGGGTGGCGTTGCAGATCACCCGCCATTCCACCTTGTAGCCCAGGTCGCGCAGGGCCTGGATGAAGTGGCGCCAGTTGCGGCCCTTGTGCTTCGGGTCCGGCACCAGGAACTGATTGCGACGCGGCACCACCTCGCCGGGTTCGGCTACGCGGAAGGTGGCTTTCCCCGTGGCGGGGTCCGTGATGCGGTCCAGCGTGATGGCGCGGCCGGTGGCTGGATCGCGCTTCGCAATCAGCGGGGACCACTGCATCATCTGCTCGACGTTCTCCAGCGTGATGACCTCGGGCCGGGTCTTGCCGGCCCAGCGGATGACGATCCATGCGAGCGACCGGATTTCCCCGTTGCGCGGCTGGCCGCCCAGGGCCTGGCTGTGGTGCGTGCAGTCCGGGGATGCATGGAGCAGGCCCACCAGTTCGCCCTTGGTAACGGCCAGTGGATCCACTTCGCGGATGTCGGAACGGTAGTGCCTGGTCTGCGGGTGGTTGACCTCGTGCATGCCGATGGCGTCTGCATCGTGGTTGATGGCGACATCGACGGGCCGGCCTATGGCCTGCTCGATGCCTGTAGATGCGCCACCGCCGCCGGCAAACAGGTCGATCACCAGCTTGGCCGCGAGGGGCAGGAGAAATTGAGGGGTGAGCATGCGGCTCCTCAAAAAGAGAAAAGCCCGCATCGCGCGGGCTTTGGAGTGGTGGTCAGTCGAATAGGCCGGGTGAGTGGTGCAGCGCTGCTGTGCACGCGGGGTTGAGCCACAGCATTTCGGTGCGCTCGCGTGCTCCATCGGCCAGGGCCGCGTTCTAGCTAACTTCCCAGCCGTCATAAAGCTGGGCATATAGGTCGCAGTGGTAGTCCGAAGCTATCGTCATGCCCTGCAGTTCATTCAGGGTGCCGGCAAGGCGGCTGTGGTTGTTGTCAGTGCTCTCTCTTCTTGCTGGCCATGCAAGCCTGCTGGATGCTGATACCTGCGTTCGCGTCGTGATGCGTCTTGGCCATTTTGAGCAGGCGCACAGCGTCAGGTAGGTCGGTGGTCTGGGTGTAGAAAGAGAGATCCTGCAGTGGGGTGGTTGTAAACGAGACAACTGAAGGATGAAGGACTAGGGCAATAGTTCGTTGGGCGAATGGTAACGATTCAAAACTCACGGTACGGTCTAGGACAAGAATTGTGTTGTACGATTGCTTACATGACCTGCAATCAACAACAAAAAATGCACTGGGTTCCAACAAGCATCGGAATGCTAGTGCTTATGTGCATATTTATTGGTATAACGCTCGGCGCTTATCCAGGTTGGGAAGTCGTCGGTGGATTTATAGATGAAAACTTAAAACTAAACTTGAGTGTAAATGCTCCCGCTTGGGTCCAAGCAATTGGGTCTATTGGTGCAATATGTGCGGCGCTGATTGTTGCAAAAAACAGCTATGAGAACATGCGCAAAGAGAAAAAAAGGGATGCGTTGCAGGCTAAATTGTTGCATATAAACTCCGTTTATATTGCGTTGCTTGACTTCAGGCGGGCTATGTCTTATTTAACAAGAATGCTTGATACCCAAAGTAGATCCCGGGTCGCAGCAACGTCTCAGCGATTTGTTGGAATCTATGATGTGTTGAAGATTCTGTTGAGCTCTCGTCACTCGCATGAAGCTGATAGATATATTATTAGTGCAATTGCGAACGTGTCATATACAATAGCTTCAATAGCTGAAATCCATAGCGATGGATTTAGGGGGATTAAAGCAAAGAAAAATAGAGCTAGAGAGGAGCAGCTTAGAGGGTTAATAAGAAAAGTTGCAAAACTTAGGAGCGGAATAAAGCAACAGCTTAGAGCGGAGTTCGGTGAATAAATGGCTTGAATTTCTTGGTATCTCATGCGGCATATTTAATTCGTATGGAGAGGCTTTTGTAAATAAGCGGTTCATGATAGGTGGTGGATTTTGCGTTGAACGGTTTTTAACTAAGGTTTAGGATTGGTATTGATGTCGTCGCTACGCAGATTTGGCCTGACGGTTTACCGCACGCAGGCGTTAGAGTGGTTGAAATAGACCGCATTGGGCTGTTCTGGTTAGGGTTCGCGCAGTTGGTGGTGGGGAAGCTTGGTGGCTATCCCGCAAAGATTTCAAAGCTATTTACGAAAGATTTTTATGGAAGATAAAATCCATTGGGTCCCTCAATCAATAGGAATGTTGGTTCTGTCAGTGTTACCTGTAGGCATATTTCTCGGCTCCTATCCTGGTTGGGATGCTATAGGAAAATGGTTTGCTGATTCGGGAGCGAGTTTTAACGGAATCTTGACAAACTCCATCGCCATGTGCTCCGCTATTGCAGCTGCTGTAAGCGCGTTTTTTGCATACGTAAGTCTGAAACACACGAGAAATACTAAGGCGGATGAAATGCTTTTGGAGCATGCAACTACGACTATTTCAAGAGCTTACGAGGTACTGATGGAAGGCTCTGATAGCATGACTCCACAGAGAAACAGAATGAACTGGCTGACCACAGCAAGATTGATAGAAGACTTTAAGACAACTAAAAAGAAGCTGATTGGTAAAGAAGTTAAGAGGCGATGCGAAGGAACAGAAGATTATTGGAGAATTCGATTTCTTTCTGCATTGGATTCATACAGGGAAAATCGTATTGGCTTTTCAGCGGGGAATGACGACGCTAATTCTATATATCCTATGTCTGCATTAATTGTGCATAGCTTCGCGGACTGGCCGGAAGATAAGTTGGATGATATAGATAAATATCCTAGTGTTGAAGCGGCGGTGCAAGAAACTAAACTATCGAGAAAATGGTTTGCATTGCATCAATATCTTGGTACTTGGCACCTCAGACGGAATTATTGAAGATTCTGGTAAGTAAACAATGGCTGTTTCATCGAGCGGGCTCCTCGTCGCTGGTGCGATGGACCAGCCCTTTCCACGGCCCGCTTGGCGACAGAGGTGCGGTAAGGCCGGACCCGTCGCCAGTGGGCTTAGGGGTGGAGGCCAGCAGCGCGGGTGAGTCAAGAAACCCGACGCGCGAAGCCTTGGTGATCCGCGCAAACTCGATCTCTGCGCGGGAGCTGGCCACCAGGGTCTGGCTGATGTCGGTGATGGCGCGGGCGATCTGGGGCGTGGTGGAGCCGTTTCGCAGATCCTTGATGGTCTGGAGCAGCAGCGATTGAAGCTGGCCCATGCCGCTGATTTCAGGCGGCGCGGGCTGGGTGTCGGTTGTGGTGGTGGTCATGCTCGGCTTTCTCAATTTCCTTGATCTCTTGGTCCAGCTGGCGTGTGAGTTGCCACACGGGCAGCAGGTCGATGGGTACGGCAGCCCCGTTGCTGCGGGACAGCTCTGTGCGCGAGATGCAGCGCAGGTTGTTGATGTCGAAATTTGAGGTGTCACCGTCATGGAAGATGACGGCATGTCCCTCCGGGATGGGGCCGTGGTGCTGCTCCCAGACGATGCGGTGCACCAGCGCCCAGCGGTTTGGCTCGGCCACCTTGCGCTTGAGGTAGCGGGCTGCATGTGGCAGCGCGCGGGGCGGCGTGGTCCAGCGCTCGGTGCCTACGGGCACCCAGGTTGGCGGCCGGTTGCCGGCCTTGAAATGGCTTCGACCCAGCTCCGCGCTGTACCCGTGCAGCCCCTTGTTCCAAGGCTTGAATCCAGCGGTGAACTGACCCTGCCGCCGGCCCTGGCGCAGCATGGAGGTGCTGTAGGTCTGGGACAGCACTGCAGGGCTTTTGTGCAGCCCTAGGCGGCTGGCCCGGGTGGCGATGTCCTGCATGGGCATGCCCAGCAGCTCGCCCAAGTCCTCGTTGAGCATGTCGGCATACAGCAGCTGCAGCAGGTCATCAAGGTGCGTCCAGCGGCCGGTGCGCAGGGTCTTGGCGCCGGGTGCCTTTTTCACGCCTAGGTCATAGGCGCGCTGCTGCACATGCCTGGCCGAGCGCTGCAGGTGCGCAGCGACGTCGGCGGTGGGCTGGGTGGGGTAGTGCTCGCGCAGGTAGGCGTCATCCTCGGCCCGCCATGGCGTGTTCTTGCTCATAGCGGGAGACCGACCTGCTGCCCCTTGATCTGCAGCACCCGGCGCGCTGCGTTGCCGACTTCGGCAGTGACCGAGTAGCCGAATCCATCGGGGTTGATCAGCTCGCGGAGCAGGTCGAAGGCCTCGGCAGCATCCGGCGCCAGGTGGCTGGCGTCGTAGGTGGTGGTTTCGAGGTTGGGCAGGTGCTGGGCCATGCGAAGCAACTCCAGTGCGGCCGCGTCCTCGGTCTGTAGGCCGCGCCCCGGCACCGGGCGGGGCAGGTTGGTGGTCAGGGCAACGCGGCCCTCGTCGTCAGCGGAAATGGCAATGATGATTTGGCGGGCCATGGTGGTTTCCTGTGAAGTGGCTGGGTCAGGACGGGGTGTCGTCAAGGTGCAGAAGGCGGTGGATCTGGTCGCGCGAGCGGTCGAACTGGACAGCCCATGCGGCACGCTGGGTGATGGGTGGCCTGCTGGCGTGCTGAGCTGCCAGGGCGTGGGCGTCGGCCAGCGCGAAGGCATGGCGTAGCGCGTAGTGCCAATCACTGGCCCAGTGGTGGTCGCGGTCAGCGGTGGCAGATGACGACATAGGGCCGGTCTCCAAATTGCTCCAGCGCCCAGGCGCATGCGTCTTGCGTGCAGGCGCCGACGAATTGCTGCTGCGTGCAGCCGCATTTGATGGTGAAGGTGCGCATGTGACTCCAGTGATCAGAGGGATGGCAGTTCCAGCGGGATCTGCTGGAGCTTGGGCGCGCTGGGCGCATCTGCGGCGCTGGCTTTGCGGCTGCGGCGTTTGGGTGGAGTGGCAGCAGCTGCAGCGCTGGCCAACTGCTCGCGCGCCTTGGCGAAGGTCTGGGCCACATTGGTGTGCTCGCTGCGGCGGTAGACAAAGGCCTGATCAGTGATCGGCGTGGAGGGGCGGGTGATGCGGGCAAGCTGCATGCGGCTCTCCTGAATGAGTGCGGCCCGCTCAGTGGCGGGCCGTTGGTTGGTCAAAGAAGGTGGTGCCGCACCAGGCGTAGAGCAGCATTCCGCTGTGCCTGGCCTCGTCCAGTGCCGCATATCCCGCGTTGCTCAGCAGCGCGCACGCGCTCCAGATCAGGGGTGGGCCGGCGCCCTCGCGCTCCATCAAGGCGCCTTCGGCCAGGTCGCGGAAGTAGGTGGCCAGCCAGAACGGGCCGGGTGGCGCCGGTGGCGGTGTCTCGGGGTAAGGAGGGCTCATGTCTGGTCTGTGTTTTCCTGGAAATACCTCGTCCCAGTCCAGGCGTAGAGCAAGAAACCTTCTTCGAGCGCAAGCGACAGTGCTTTGCTTGCGCGCTCCTGAATCAGGACAGCAGCGAAATGCAGTGCATCGGTCGTGACGCCGTCCCGGCGGGTTTTCTGCTTGATGAGTCCCTCGATGGCAGTTTCACGAGCTGCATATCGGAAGTAAGCGGCGATCCAGAAACGGCCCTTTGAGGTGTCGTAGTCAGGCGGCGTTTCTGGGAGCACGGTGCCCTGATGCTCGACCGTGGCTTTGCGTGGAGGGCGTCGCGGTGGGATGGCATTTGCCATGGCAGATCTCCAGTGGTGGACGAAGAAAAAGGCCGGTGCCGCGTGGCGGCTGCGTGGGCGAGATGGCTGGTGGTTGCGAAGAGAGAAACCCAGGCCCGGCATCGTCCGTGCCGGGCTGCGGCTTGCATGGCTGTGCATGCGGAGCTGTTTCAAGGCTACGGCTTCCGCCAGATCCCGAAAATGCGGGGCAAGCCAGAAAGCTGGGTGATGGGTGCCAGGGGAGTCTGGATACTGCATGCTCACGTGCTCCGCCTCCGGCTTGGTGCACATTCCAGTGATGATTACCAGTCAGTCCAGCGCCATGAACACGCGCAGCAGGTATCCTCAATCAGCGGCCGCAATGGCCCAACAACTGCCCTGAATGTCAATAAACGAAAGACCAAGATGGATGAGAGCAACAGCCGACTGATCAGTGAAACGCTCTGGGATGAGGTGAAATCATTGCAACGCTCCGGTACCCCCACCTCGGCGGCGATTGCCTATTACAGCCGGGATCTTCTGTACCTCAAAGAAGGAGACATCCTGGTGTGCGACGCATCATTTGATTCGATTTCTTCAGGAAAAAGTAGCGGCTATCTGCTACTCGAGCTTCATAAGAAAGGTGTGAAGATCTACAGCCAGCCTGCGCTGCATGCTAAGGTCGCCTGTATTGGTAGTAGCGTTCTGGTTGGGTCAGCCAACGCATCTTTGAACTCAGAGAACAGGTTAGTGGAGGCCGCAGTTTTGAGCCAAGACAGCGGCCTGTACGCGCAAGTGCTGTCTTTTGTTAACCAACTCGCGACACCGGAGGCATTGCAAACCACTGCTCAACTGAAGGTTTTGGCCGCTATCCCTGTACTACAACAAAAGGGAGAACCGAGTACGCCAAGGCCGCCAGTAAAAATCGAGGGTACGTCGGTGGCTTGGTGGTTATCGACCGGCCCAATTTCTGAAAAGCTTAATAATGACCTAGCGCTCCAACGGGAAAAGGGACTTCACGTCGCAAAGAAATTGGCGCCTGAGGTCGATACCTCGGAGCTGGATTTTATTAGCTGGCCAATGAGGTTTCGGGTCGCAAAGGAAGCAAAGCCCGGTGACCGTGTCATCCAGGCTTACGCCTCCACAAAAAGGGGAGATGACAGCAACTGTGCGGTCAATGCAGCGGCTGCAATCGTTCACGTGGAAAGGGGCCCTGCACATGCACTTATTTACCTAAAGAGCCACCTACCGGCGAGTGCTCCATTGGAATTGGCCGAGGTTCAAAAAGTCACGAATGCCTGGGGGCGAAAACTAACCGCTAGGAGCGCAAGAATACTGAGTGAAGACGAATATCTAAAGATCGAATCCCTCTTTCCGGGCAAGAAGAAATAGGCAGTCAAGCTCAAAGACTGCCGCGGTCCGGAAGCGGCTGGAATGCTGTTGGCCCCATTGGTCACGAGAAGATGGCTTTAGCGGTCACTAGACTTGGTGCCGCGCAGCTTGCGCGGCGTTCGGCGCGAAGGTGCTCCATTGCCCATGGTCGTGCTCATCATCTGCTGTCCCCGGTGGAATAAAAAGGGCCGCTGGTGCGCGCCACTGCGTTTCCGCATCTCCTGGACCCGCGAGGCCTGGAAAAGGAAAAGGCCCGCGTCTGGCGGGCCTTTGATTTATCTAGGTTGTGAGCGCGTCTACTGGCTCACGCTGCTTGCAGCAGCCGACATGCATCTGCCTGGTCGAGGCTTCAGTGCTGTTTTTGAGAATCGCGCACTCTGTCCTGGTACTCCATGAAGGAGCGTCGGAAAGTCATGGGGCGAGATATCCCTGGGATGGGCGCTTGTGGATTGCCTGCACCAGAGATCACAAGGGTTCCAAAGTCGAAGATGCGACCAAGAATGCCCTGGCTCACTTGGAGACTCTCAACTTTGGCAAGGTTGAGCTCAACGGTTCTACGGCTGATGAAGCCGAACTTTGCAATAACTCGTTTGTTAGTGAATGCTAGCTCGGTAGTCTTGTACCGGATGAAGGCAAAAAGCCAGACGATCAAGCCCAGACCGTAGAACATCAGAAGAAACAGTCCCAGCAGGATGCTGGGCATGAGCGACCAGATGCTGATCTTCGCCTCGTAGATGACTTTTTCATTGTCAATCAAGGTACTTTCGACGTAACTGCTCATGATTCCCTCCCATAAATGTCAAGAAGGGCGATTATAGAGAATGTACATGGCGTTACATATCGAGGGATTTATCTTCTGTGATAAGCGGTTCCAGCGATTGTGGACTTTGCTGCTCATAAATTGGACCCGCTGCTTTCTCGGGCTGGTCAGGCGGGATGCATCAGCCCGATGCACCCACAGCCGCCTGCAGTTACCGCGCCACTGCAGGTAGGCGCCGCTCTTGCGAGCGATCAGGCTCTGTAGCGTCAACACGCGCCACGCAGCGCGCTCGACCAGGGAGGGCCAGGTTTCGCGCACTTCCTGGTCTGCAGGCGCGGGGTCAGGTGCAGGGCGCTTTCTACAAAGTGGCGCCTTGGGTATCCAGCAACAGAGAGAAAGACCGAGGGACGTGCCCTCGGTCGATGCCGTGGTGCCCATCGCTATCCGTAAAGCGATGGATGAATAGTAGCGCTACGCTACTATTTTGGTCAATAGCGTTGCGCTAACTTTTTGAAATGGAGCTTTGAGTCGTGCCTGGCTGTCCCTGCAGAGGGGTCTTGCGTAGCAGTCAGGCTCGTGGCGAGCTAGCTAGTTCAGTCAGAGGCGTCGGCCGTTCCAAGCCCAAACGACTCTTCCGATCACAACTACTTGGTGATCGCCGTTCAGAATTTGAACGACCTTAGAGCTTGGGTTGTCGCTTGTGACCTGCAATTTGCCATCAAACGTTGGGCTCACGCGTTTGACGTAGTTCTTGTCCCCCGCTTGGAGAACATAGACGCCTTCGCGCGTATGTGGGTCCTTGGCGCCTGGGCCCGTATCAACCAGCAGCACATCACCATCCGTAAAGGTTGGGGCCATGCTGTCGCCATAGGCATGAATGAAACGAAGCTCGCTGTGATTTTGTGGCCGGATGTGCTGGTTGATCCAGTGCGGAGACAAGGCAAGGTCTCCGACGATCACATCGGACTCAAGTAGCGCTTCACCTGGTCCCATGCTGGCGCCGTTGGATAGCAAGGGAACTCGCACCGCATCTGGCGCATGCCAGAAGGGAACAGAGGGGTGGGTGGCGGCCACATCGCTCGAAGAAACAGCCTGTGAGATCGGCTGGTCCATCCATCCAGAAGGGCGGCCTACACGCGCTTCAACCTCCCTTGCCGCCTCCTTGCTCATCGAGCGAGGCTTGCCCGTTTTGGAGTCCGGTAGAGCGCGGACCCACTGACTGATTTGAGCGGGTGCTTTGCCTATTTTTTCAGCGAGAGCTGCTTGTGAGCCTGCCTCCTCAACAAGGATTGCAAGTCTACGGCGGCGAGTCACTTCAATCGGATCCATCGGGCGATGGTTTAGCAAAACGCTACTTTTGGCAAAGCGCGTGGCGCTATTGACGATATGTAGCGCATCGCTAATAATTTGCTCATGAACCTCCATGAGTACATCTCCAAAAAGGGGCGTGGGTCGATCGGCGAACTTGCTGATCGGATAGGAGCGCACCGGCCTGATGTGTCCCGTTGGGCCTCAGGAAAGCGCGTGGTGCCGGAGAAATCTGCGGTAGCTATCGAGGTGGCGACGCAGGGAGCTGTCTCACGTCGAGACCTGCGGCCCAACGACTGGCAGGACATCTGGCCCGAACTGGCGCTGCTCGCAACTCAGGTTGAGGAGGTCGCCCATGGCTGAAATCCGCTCCCATCTCGATCACTACGCACCTGCCTCGTTGCGGGGCGTGACAGCTGTCAAAGACGGCTGGATCTGCATGTCGTTCAGCCGGGCAGGGCAGTTGGTTCGGTTGCGCCTGACCATGGAAGAGGCCCGGCATTTGGTCGACATCGTCGGCCCGTTGGGGTCCCAGATGTCCAGCCCGTGTGAGAGCTGCTTACTGCGCCTGCTAAACAAGGGTAGGGCGATCGAGGAACTGCGCTCGGGTGGCGACTTGTGCCAGATGGTCTGCGGCGGGAATGCTATTCCGGTGACTCTTCTAGGCGAATAGTCAGCATGGCCTTCACATCTTTCCCGTTGTTCCAGATGCGTTCGGCAACACGGAAGGACTTCCCAGATTTTTCGTCCCGAATGGTGTCGCCCACCAGGATGGGCCCGGTATTCAAGTTGTTCCAGAGAAAGAATTCGATGTCTTGTGCAGAGGCAGGTGCCTGCAGTAGGAACTTCTCGGGCTTGTTGTCTTGTTCGCTCATGTCCGCCCTCCTTGGCGTCGTAGGTTGTGTGAGAGCTTCCATCGTACTCAAGGCAGGGGCGGGCACCTCTGTGCGCTCTCATGCCACAAGCCTCGCAGCCATACTGCGCAGCTGCGAAATCACCTCCGGCGTTGCGCTATCTGTCTCCTGCATGCGCTGGCAGCACAGTTCGCTCCACCGTGCCAGCGCGGCCGCGCTGAATCCGGCTCTGCCTTCGCCCTCCAAGACTTCGATCAACTGGCCCAGGAACAGCTCTATCGCCTGTGCCCATAGGGTGCCGCCGTAGGCTGCTTCGTTGCTGGTAGCTTCTTCATTCGTCATTTCGTTGCTTTTTCTATAGAGGTGCTCATGTCCTTTACTTTCTCAATTGGCATCGCTCCTGGCTATGTCGAAACCGACCCCAAAAACGACATTGCCCCCGGGATGGATGTTGTGGACGCCGCATTTCTAACGGGGCAAAACCATCCTGGCGGGGTCGCTGCATTGGCGGTACGCATGGGGGTCAATGCCGGAACGCTGCAGCACAAGCTCAACCCGAATAACGCCACCCACCACCTGACGCTGCCTGAGGCCGTGAGGATGCAGGCGGTCACGGGCGACGTGTCTGTGCTGCGCGCCATGGCGCACCAGTTGGGTTACGTGGCTTGGCGAGCGATGCCCGATCAGGCCGAGGCAGACCCTGTGGAGGCCTTCATGCACTTTCAAACAGCGGTGGCTGAAGTAACGCGTGCAGCCGCAGACCTGCTGCGGCCCGAAGGCCGTGCCTCCCGAAATGGTGTTCGGCGGCTTGACCAGCAGTTGCAGGATTTGATGACGGTGGCTGGCTATCTGTCCCGTGCAGCCGAGGCTCGTTTGGGTGGAGGGCCTGGAGATGACGATGCGAATTGATATCAAGCCTGCAGGCGGTGATCGATACCGGCGCGCGCTTGCCGGGCTGAGCCGTAGCGATATCGCCCAGGCCACGGCGGAGGCCATCAATATGGGGGCGGCACGGGCCAGAAACGCGATGCGCGATGAAATGCAGAGCGTTTTTGACCGGCCCACCAGCTACATCCTGCGGTCGGTGCAGGTGGTGAAGGCTGCCAGTGCGACAAACCCCAATGCCACGATTGCGCCCACCTACATGGGCGGCAAAGGTATCGATCCGCAGCAGATCCTGGCCGCTCAAGACGTGGGTGGGCGTCGCCGTGATAAGCGCAGCGAGGTCGCGCTGCATCGGGCTGGCATCTTGCCGAACGGATATCAGACTGCCATTCCCAAAAGTCCATTCCGAGGCAGTGATGACGGGCACGGAAATCTCAAGGGCGTATTCATCGCCCAATTGATTTCCTACTTTTCGGCCTTCACGGAACAGGGCTACCGGGCAAATATGACGGATCGCCGCAGGCAGTCCATCCATCTGCGCGGTGGCAAGGGCGTGAAATTCGTTGGTCCGGTGCGAGGTCATCGCTTCTTCGTTACCTATGGCTCCATGCGCGGCGGAGCCCGCTGGACAGTCAAGGGCGAGAACGATGCGCGCGCTTCCAATCTGCCGCCCGGCATCTGGGCGGCTAGCGGCACGGGCGGCGTGAACATCGAGCCGGTGTTGATGTTCGTGCGCAGCGCCAACTACAAGCCCCGCATCAGCCTGGCCGCCGTGCGCCAGCGGTCGGGTATCGATGAGCTGGTGCCCCGTTGGATCCGTGGCCGCGTCTATGACGCATTCAGGAAAGCCAGCCTCGGCTGATATCAGGAGTTCACCATGCACGACAACACACGCGTGACATCGCATGACACGCGGGCCGACAGTTTCGAGGCCCAGGGCGTTGCCAAGCGCGCCCGGCTCAACGAGCGGCTGTACTTCAGCCTGGCCGAGGCCCACCGCCGGGGGCAGCCCGCCCTGAGCCGGCGTGAGCTGCGGGACTTCCACAACGAGTGCACGGGCGAATGGCTGGAGATCTCCAGTGTGGCCAGCACGGTCAATGCGCTGGTCGCGGCCAAGCGCGTGGAGGAGGTGGCGGCGCGGGCCTGCTCCTTGCCGCCGCATCGCCTGGTCAAGCCTGTGCGCTGCCGCCTGCAGCAGGCGACGTTGACGGACTGATTGATATCGAAGGTTGCGCAGGCATGAATCACTACCCCCACCACATCGGCGACTTCAACACCGCGACACGGCACCTGTCACGGCTGGAGCGTGCCATCTACCGTGACATGCGTGACATGTACTGTGACACCGAGGCAGCGTTGGACGGCTCCAGCTTCGATCTGCTGGCGCGGCGCCTGCTGTGCCGGTCACCGGAAGAGATCGATGCCCTGCAGTTCGTTTTGGCCGAGTTTTTCACGCTGCTGCCCGATGGCCGATATCAGAACGCCGAGTGTGAGCAGATCGTGGCCCAGTTCCGCCAGCAGCAGGAGGGACGCGACGAGGTCAAGAGCAATGAGCACCTGCGGCAGAAGCGCAGCAGGGCTAGGCGTAGCGCTATCTTTTCTGCACTTCGTGCTCTGGGTGTTGTACCCGCTGCCAAGACCAAGGCGGCAGAGCTGATGGCCCTGTGCCGTCAGCATGGAATCGTCGTGACTGATACCAGTGTCACGCTCAATGGCACGGACTGGCTTGGTGGTGATACGGGCGATGTCACGCCGCGTCACGGTGATGTCACGGGTGGTGTCACGCCTCGTCACGGTGATGACACGGGTAACCAGAACCAGAACCAAAACCAATACATACCCCCCAACCCCCCTGCAGGGGGGGCGAACGGTGGATTGGCTATCGCCACGGCACTTGCAGGCAGCTTCCCGGAGCATCGGCGCACCCGGTTGGTGGACGTGGCCGACGCCGTGGCCGATGCCATCGCCCGTGGCGACGTGACGGCCGAGGAACTGCTGGCTGCCGCTGAGCAGCAGCGTGGACTGCTGGCGGCGAAGGAGGGCAAGGCCTGCCCCAGCCTGCTGCGCTGGGTGCGTGAGCAGCGTTGGAGGGACGTGGTGATGCTGGCATCTGCGGCTGGCGAGGGGCAGCAGCCCGACAACTGGGCGGACACGCGCAGCGGCGTCGAGGGTATGGCGGCCAGCCTGGGCATGCCGGGCTACGACGACTGGTGTGATGCGCGAGCGGGGCAGGGCCTGCGGCGAGCGTTCGCGGACTACGAGGCGGCAGTGCATGCGCTGCTGGCCGAGCGTCAGGGGGTGTCGGCATGAGCGAGCGTGACATTTGGCAGGAGTACGAATGCCCGCTGTCCTCTGACTTCGATCTCGATGGGGATCTCATGGTCTACGAGGGGCAGGCCTTCCAGTGCAGTGGCTGTGGGCTATCTCATGTCGCGGGCCGCGATGTACAGGTGTGCACTGCGGAGTGGGTTGACGGTGTCTACCGGGGCCTGTCATTGCCCCGCACGGCCGACGAACTGGCCGCCCTGCGGACTGGCGCCCCCGACCCCGATTGCTTAAAAAACAGGCAGGATCGCGGGTCCTTTTTGGCCCCCTTGGAAGCGGGTAATTCGAGCCGCGCTCTCGGACTGTTGCGCAACCTTCCTAAGGGGGTTAAGTGAAGGTCCTGCCTTACTTTGATGCTCCTATTTCGCAAGCAGAATTTGCGGCTTTGATCGGTGTCAGCGAGGCCCGCGTGAGCCAGCTGGTGAGCGAAGGCGTGATCGTCCGGGGCGATTCGGGCCACGAATGGCTGCTGGGCTACTGCGAGCGCCTGCGCGACCAAGCGGCGGGCCGTGCATCGGCCGGTTTGGGCGGTCTGGACTTGGTCCAGGAGCGTGCGGCGCTGGCGCGCTCGCAGCGCGAGGCCCAGGACCTGAAAAACGCCGTCGCCCGTGGCGAATTCGCGCCCATCGGCGCCCTGGCGGACGTGCTGGGCCTGGCCAGCTCGGCCGTGGTGGACCGCATGGACCAGATCGAGGGCCAGTTGCGCAAGGCCTGCCCGGATCTGCCCGAGGATGCCCGTGTCACGGTGCTGCGCGTGCTGGCCGATGCTCGAAACGAGTGGATTCGGGTCACGTCCAAGCTGATCGGCGAGCGCGTGGCGGCCATGGCCGAGGCGCCCGACGAGGATGAGCTGGACGAGGAGGCCGCATTTTGAGCGCACCCCTGTCGAGAGAGGCCATTTCCGCCATCCAGGCCGCCGCGCAGCTGGGCCTGTCCAGCCTGCGGGCTGATCCGCCGCAGACCCTGTCCGAATGGGCCGCCGACCACTTCCTGCTGGCCGGCGAATCCAGCCACCAGAAAGGCGGTTGGGTGGCCTGGCCCTTCCAGGTGGGCATTCTGGACTTCATGAGCGACGACCGGATCGAGGAACTGGCCGTCAAGAAGTCCAAGCGCGTCGGCTACTCGAAAATGATCACGGCCTTCGTCTGCTACAACATTGCGCACCGCCGACGCAAGCAGGCGCTGTGGCAGCCCACGGACGACGACCGTGACAGCTTCGTCAAGACCGAGATCGAGCCCCTGCTGGACAGCAAGGACGGCGTGCCCTCGGTGATCGCGGCCCGCAAGCAGGGCAGCCGGGTCGAGGAGACCATCAAGTACAAGCCTTTCCGCGACAGCGTGCTGCACCTGCTGGGCGGCAAGGCTGCCCGGGCCTATCGCCGGATCACGGTGGCCGTGGCCATCCTGGACGAATGGACGGCTTTCGACCAGACCATCGGCGGCAGCAAGGACAAGTCGGCAGGCTCGCCCGGCACCTTGGCCAAGGGCCGGCTGGAGGGCGCTCCTTACCCCAAGTTCATCGGCGGCAGCACCCCCGGCATCAAGGGCCTGTGCCACGTCAGCCGCGCCTGCGAGGATTCCGAGGACGAGGTCGATTACCTGATCGAGTGCCCGCGCTGCGAGGCCGAGCACCCGCTGACCTGGGGCGGCAAGGAGGCCATGCACGGCTTCAAGTGGGAGGCCGGCAAGCCCGAGACCGTGCGCCACATGTGCCCCCACTGCCGGGAGTCCATCAGCCAGGCCGAGTACCTGCCGGGCGGCTGGCCGCTGACGGGCGCCTGGGTGTGCCGGAGGTCTGGCCGCCGCTTTGGCGCCGACCGCATCTGGCGCGCTGCCGATGGCACGCCTTGCAGGCCGCCGCGCACGCTGGGCGTGCACATCTGGGCCGCGTACAGCCCGCAGCGCACCTGGGCGTCCATCGTGGACGAGTTCGAGAAGGCCCACCGCGCCCTGCAGGAGGGTGATGCAGGCCCCATGACCTCGTTCACCAACGAGACACTGGGCCAGGCCTGGGAACTCAAGGGGGAGGGCACCGACGACCATGTGCTGCAGGCCCGCGCCGAACCTTATGCCCTGGGCACGGTGCCCGTGGGCGGCCTGGTGCTGACGGCCGGCGTGGACGTGCAGCGCACCTGGTGGCAGATCAACGTCTGGGCCTGGGCGCGCGGCATGGAAAGCTGGATCGTGGACCGCCACATCATCGAGGGAAATCCTTCAAGCGAAGGCGACTGGGCGCCCGTGACAGCCTACCTGCAGCGCCGTTACCGCCAGGCCTGGCACGGTGGCAGCCTGGGCCTGAGCGCCATCAGCATCGACTCGTCGGACCAGACGCAGGCGGTCTACAACTACGTCCGCACGCACCAGCACATGCTGCCCAACCTGCGCGCCATCAAGGGCGACAACAACGACAACCGGCCCATCGTGGGTCCGGCCAGCATGCAGGACTTGGACTGGCGCGGCCAGAAGATCAAGCAGGGCATCAAGCTCTGGCTGGTGGGCGTGGACAACGCCAAGGATCTGCTGCTGGGCCAACTCGCTATCACCGACGCCGGTCCGGGTTGCGTGCACTTCAGCGAGGACCTGCCGCGCGAATTCTTCGAGCAACTGACCGCAGAGCAGCGCATCCTGGCCAAGGTTCAGGGCCGCGAGGCTTACCGCTGGGTCAAGCGCCGCCAGCGCAATGAGGACCTGGACTGCCGCAACTACGCCATCCACGCGGCCATGGCCCAGGGCCTGCACAAGTACACCGATGCGCGCTGGTCGCAGGTCGAGCAGATGGTGCAGCCAGCCCGCGACCTCTTCAGCCCGCCTGAACTGCCGCCTGTTGGCGCACTGCCGGCCGCTGCGACTGCCACCGCTTCAGCACCGTCGCCTGCTCCTACCTCATCCCCTGCCCTTGCTCCGGACCCAGCGCCGCGCCGTGCAGCTCCCATTCGCCGAAACGGCGGCTTCTCCCGTTCCTGGTAGCCCTCATGACCTCCAAAACCAACACCACTCTGCACCTCATGCAACCGGACGCGGCCAAGTCGCCCGCCACGCCAGAAGCGGATTTCGCACCAGACCTCGTGGACCGCATGTTCGACTATCTGGTCGAACTGCTGCCCGAGCTGCGTGGCAGCCCCGCCATTGTTGAGCGTGTCCAGCAGCAGCTGCGCAGCGAGTTCGCCGGCCAGGATGCCTACATTCCCGCCCGGTCTTCCGTGGGCAAGGCAGAGGAACGCCGGCAGGTGCTGCGGATGTGGAACGGGCGCAACGCCAAGGCTGTGGCGCGCACGCTGGGCATCAGTCGGGCCACGGTGTACCGGTACCTAGAAGCGAGTCGGCTGAATCCGTCTCAGGTTTCCGGGAAATGAGACAGTTGCCCCGGTAGCGTGCGGCATATGAGCACGCTCCAAGACCTCCAGATGCGCCTCGCGCGCCTCAATGCCGCCATCCACAGTGGCGAGCGCACCATTACCACCGAGGATGGCGCCTCCGTCACCTATCGCAGCCTGGATGAGATGAAGGCCGCGCGCCGGGATCTGCAGACGCAGATTTCGGCCGTGGCCGGCACGGGCCAGTCGCGCGCCCTGGTGGCGCGCTTTCGCTTCGCCGGCCTGCGGGACCGCTGATCATGCAGCGCCGTACCGTGCCCCGCAGGGCCTCCCCCACGCTGGTTGACCGTGTTGTCGGCTATTTCTCGCCCGCGCAGGGCGTGCGCCGCCAGGTTGCTCGGGAAATGCTGGTGCGCGCCTACGAGGGCGCCAGCCGCGCCGATGGCTGGCGCGTCAAGCGCTCTGGGGCCAGCCCCACTGCCGACCACGCCGCCGATGCACGCGAGTTGCGCATGCGTGCGCGCTCACTCGCGCAGAACGTGCCGAACATCGTGCGCGCCGTCAATGCCGTGCTCGCCATGCGCGTGGGCCAGGGCATCGTGCCGGTGTGGGCCGACGATGGCCTGGCCAAACGCTGGCGCGAATGGGTACCCCACGCCGACTATGACGGTCTGCTGGACTTCTATGGCCTGCAGTACAAGGCCGAGCGCACGCGCGACGTTGATGGCGCCGTGCTCATCCGCAAGCACATCCAGCGCATGGGCTCCACGGTGCCGCTCAAGCTGCAGCTGTTGGAGATCGACTTTCTGGACGTGGAGCGCAACGGCGTGCTGGCTGGTGGGCGCGAGATCATCCGTGGCATCGAGTACGACAAGCGCGGCCAGCGCCTGGCCTACTACCTGTTCGACCGCCACCCCGGTGATGCCGGCATGTGGACCCTGGGCCGCAGCGGCACCAGTCAGCGTGTGCCGGCCGATGAAATCATCCACTTCTTCGACCCCGAGCGCGCTGGCCAGCAGGACGGCATCACGCGCCTGGCGCCCATCATCGCCAAGGTGCGCGACCTGCATACCTACGGTGACTCCGAGCTGCAGCGCAAGCAGCTGGAATCGCGCATTGGGGTGCTGGCCGAGATGGAAGGGGCCGGAGGCATGCCGCCGCCGCTGCCAGACGAGGCCGCAGGGCAAAAGCCCGGCCTGATGGACCTGGGCGATCTTGCTGGCGGCGGCATCGTGGGCCTGCCGCCAGGCATGAGCAATCCCACCTTCATCGAGCCGAAGGCCGTGCCGGGCTTTGGCGACTACATGAAAGGGGGTTGGAAGGAGGTGGCCGCAGGCTATCGCTGCCCCTACGAGCTGATGACGGGCGACCTGACGGAGGTGAACTTCAGCACCTCGCGCATGAGCATGAACCAGTTCCGGGCCGAGGTCGAATCCGAGCAGTGGCGCGTCACCGTGCCGCGCCTGTGCGCGCCCATTGCGCGTTGGTTCCTGGCGGCCGTGGATCTGGTGGCCACGGTGCCGGCCAACGTGGCTGCGCCGGACTGGAGCACGCCCCGCTGGGCCAGCCCGAACCCTGTGCAGGACGTGGCCAGCGACCTGAGCGCCGTCAAGGGTGGCATGCAGAGCATCAGCGAAGTGATCCGGCGCCGGGGCTATGACCCTGAGGCCGTTTTCAGCGAGCTGGAGGGCGACCTGGTACAGCTGCGTGATCGCGGCATCCTGCCTTTGCTGGCCGCGCTGTGGGGCGCGCAGAACCCTATCGATCTGGTGGCCCAGATGGAGGGACAGGGGCAGAAGTGAAATCGTCTCAGTTTTCCGGGATTTGAGACAGTCAAACCGGAAAACTGAGCGCCATGCCACAAGCCAACGCCCAATCTTCCGCGCCCCAGATCCACGATTTGCCGGTGCAGACGCGCGCCGCAAGCCTGGTCCCCGACACCTACAACGAGACTGACGGCACGGTCGAGGTGGTCTGGACCACGGGCGCCATGGTGCGCCGCTACGACTATTGGAACGAGCGTCCCTACGACGAGGACCTGCAGATCACCCCCGAGGCCGTGGACATGGCCCGTTTTGACGCCGGCACTGTCCAGGTGCTGGACGGCCACCGCAGCTACGGCGGCGTGGCCGCCATCCTTGGCATCGCTGTACGGGGATGGATCGAGGGCGGCGAGGGCCGGGCCGTGATCCGGCTGAGCCAGCGCCCCGAGCTGGCCGGCATCGTGGCCGACATCCGCGCCGGGATCATCCGCGCCATCAGCTTTGGCTACAGCGTCCAGCGCTACGAAATCACCCGCGCCCAGGACCGCACGGACGGCATCAACGTCGATCTCTACCGCGCAGTCGCCTGGACCCCACAGGAAATCTCTTTCGTCACCGTGCCTGCCGACCCCAACGCCGGCACGCGCAGCGCACCCACATCCCAGGCCCCGTCCGGTGCAGTGCCCCAGGGCGGCATGCCGTGCGAGTTCTTTCAACGGGCAGCCGCCCAACCTACCACCCAGGAGCACCAACGTATGCCCCAAGCAAACCAAGCCGGTGAAGGCGGCCAGACCGCCAACACCACTCCGGCCGCGAACGTCGCGCAGAACCCGCAGAACCGTCAAGCCGAGGGTGGCCAGCAGCCCGCGCCCGTCGCAGTTTTCGACGGCCAGCGCGCCGCCGACATCGTTGCGCTGTGCCAGCGCCACAACCTGGCCGATCTGCAGGCCGAGCTGCTGCGCAACCAGTCCACCATGGACCAGGCCCGCGCCGCCGTGCTGACGGCGCTGGACCAGCGCAGCCAGGCCAACGCCAGCGGACCCACAACCACCATCCGCACCGTGGGCGACGAGCACGAAACCCGCATGCGCGGGATCGATAACGCGCTCATGCACCGCCTGGACCCTGGCGCGCAGCTGGACGACAACGGCCGCCAGTACCGCTCGCTGTCGCTGGTGGAGATGGCGCGCGAGGTGGCCGAAGGCCTGGGCCAGAAGACACGGGGCATGAGTCGCGCCGAGATCGTCAACGTGGCGCTGCGCGTGCGCTCCGGCATGCTGGGCACGGGCGACTTCCCTGCGCTGCTCGGTGGAGTGGGCCAGCGCGTGCTGCGTGCTGCCTATGACGAGGCGCCCAGCACCTACCAGCTGTGGGCGCGCCGTGCCTCCAACCTGCCGGACTTCCGTATCCGCCAGGCCATCGGCGTTGGCGGGGATGTCGAGCTCAAGAAGCTCAACGAGCACGGCGAGTACACCTACGGCAGCCTGTCCGAAGATGTCACGGGCTACCGCGCCTTCACGTTCGGCCGCTCGCTGGCCATCACCCGCCAGATGATCGTCAATGACGATCTGGACTCCCTGACACGCACAGGGACCAAGTTTGCCGCTGCAGCGCGGAGCCTGGAAAACCGCCTGGTCTATGCACAGATCCTGGGGAACCCGGTCATGTCGGATGGGGAACCGCTGTTCGGTGCCGAGCACAAGAATCTGCTGACCGGCGCAGGCTCCAAGTTCTCGCTGGAAGCGCTGTCCAGCCTGCGCACGCTGATGCGCAAGCAAAAGGGCCGGGACGAGGAGGCGCTGAACATCGCTCCAGCCTACCTGCTCGTCCCCTCCGACCTGGAAACCCTGGCCTACCAGTTCACCAGCCCCAACTACCAGCCCACCAAGTCCGGCGACATCAACGAGTTCCGCACGGGCGGCCGCACGGCGCTGGAGCCCATCGTGGAGCCGCTGCTGGATGACGTGTCCACCACTGCGTTCTACCTGGCGGCCCGCGCCGGCCAGATCGACACCGTCGAGTACGCCTACGTGGACGGCTACGAGGGCCTGCGCACCGAGACCTTCTCCAGCGAAGACGTGGACGGCGTGAAGCTGCGCGCCAGCCTGGACTTTGCTGCCAAAAGCCTGGACTGGCACGGCCTGGCCAAGAGCAACGGCGCCTGAGCGCGCCGCCATCCACACACACGCTTTCAGGAGTTCAACCCATGAAAAACTACCAACAGCGCGGCCACGTCATCGAGGTCCTGGCAGCTGCCGCCGCAGTGGCTGCAGGCCAGCCCGTGGCCATCGGCGCCATCCTCGCCGTGGCCAATGGCCCGGCCCAGGTCGGCGAGCCCTACAACGCCGAGCGCGTGGGCGTCTTTGTCCTGCCCAAGGCTGCAGGCACCGCGTGGACGCAAGGCCAGCCCCTGCGCTGGGATGTCGAAACCGGCGCATTCGCAGTGGGCGGCGCGGCCACGGCCGGCGACGTGACGGGGGCGGCGTTCGCCTTCGAGGCGGCCGACAGCGCGGCCACGCAGGGCGCCGTCTGCCTGCCCGGCGTCATCGGCACCGTCGCGGCCTGAGCGGGGCAGGGCAGGGCATGACGTTTCTCCTCATCCCAGGCGCCGAGCGGGCAGGGCGCGTGCGCTCTGCCCAGCAGCGGCACCACGCCAATGCGGTGGCTGTCTGGCAGGGCGGCGAGCCCTTCGGCGTCATCCTGCGGCGCGGCCCGCGCGAGGCCCTGGGGATGGTGGGCGCCTACGTCCTGGCCTGCCGGCTGCCCGCCGACATGGTGCCGGGCATCGCCCAGGGCGAGGCCATCGAGATCGACCAGGTCACCTACAGGATCGCCGAGCCGCCCCAGCCCGACGAGTCCGGCTGGCTGCTGCTGCAGCTGGAGGTGGCCTGACATGGCGCAGCACATGCAACAGCAGATCCTGGCCGCCTGGTGCGTGGATCTTGCGCTCGCGGCCACCCTGGCTGGCGACAAGGTCCGCGTCGAAGGTCGCAACGCATACCCGGTAAGTGCCCTGCCAGCCATTGATATCAGCGCGGCAGACGAGGGCATCGAACTCCTCTCGGGCGGGCGCGGTGGCTTGGCCACGCTGCATCGGGAATTCCTGGTCGATGTCACCAGCATTGCCACAGGCGACCAGGCGCGCGAGCAGGCCATGGAGCTGCATGCGCAGATCGAAGAGCGCATGGGGCCTGCTGCGGGCGGCGTGCTGGCCGGCCTGCTGATCGCGCCACCGCGTCTTCGGGGCATCCGTGGGCAGTGGGACGACGCCGCTACCCAACCCATCTACATCGTGCGCGGCATGTGGCTGTGCCGATACCTCACCGCCGAGGGCGCCCCGCGCGGCCCGGCATCTCATCCCTGAAAGGAAACGACCATGGCAGTCCAAAACGTTCGTACCTCGGCCGGCAGCAAGCTGCTGATCTGCGCGGCCCGGCCAGCATCCTACGATGCCGCCGGCTTCCAGGCCCTGGCCTTCAAAGAGATCGCTGAGATCACCGACCTGGCCGAACTGGGCCGGGAATACAACCAGGCCACGCATTCGCCCCTGGCAACCCGCCGCATCGTCAAGCGCAAAGGCAGCTTCAACGATGGCAGCCTGTCCGTGCCCATGGCACGCGACATGGACGACGAGGGCCAGGTTCTGCTCAAGGCCGCCTCCATGTCCGACGACAGCTACAGCTACTGCATCCGCCTGCAGGACGGTTCGAGCCACTACTTCACGGCGCAGTGCATGAGCTTCAAGCTCAACGTGGGCAGCGTTGATTCCATCACGGCGCACACGGCACAGCTGGAAATCGACAACGACATCATCGAAGTGCCGGCCATCACTTTCACCCTGGCCTACACGGCAGGCGCCAATGGCTCCATCGTGGGCGTCGCAAGCCAGACCGTGCTGCAGGGCGCCACGGGCAAGCCCGTGTTCGCGCAGGCCGCGGCCGGCTTCGACTTCGAGAAGTGGAGCGACAACAGCACGGAAAACCCGCGCTCCGATGCCAACGTGCTCGCCAACGTGGCGGTGCAGGCCAGCTTTATCCCCGAGTAATACGCCGCTGCCATGCCCGGCTGCGGCCGGGTGGCATGCCCCCTCTGTCTTTCATTCATCGCCACCACCATGCTCAAGCTTTCTCAACTCCGCGTTGCCGACACCGCTGCCCTGCATCTGAAGGATGCCTCTGGCGAGCTCCTGTACTTCAAGGACCCCGCTCAAGGTGATGCGGCTGTGGATCAGCCCGTGCTGATCCATGTGTACGGACCCGGCTCGGAGCCCTACCGCAAGGCCCAGATGGGCGCCCAGCGCCGCGTCATGGCGTTGGTCAAGAAGAACCGCCGCGCGCTGGAAGAGCGCACGCCCGAGGAGCGCACTGCCGACACCGCAGCGCTGCTGGCGGACATCACGCATTCCGTTGAAGGCCTGGACCTGGAGGGCCGTCCCGTGCGCGAGGGCATGCAGGCCCTGTACGCGGACCCTGCAGCCGGCTGGGTGGCTGACCAGGTCAACGCCTTCGCGGCGGACTGGGCAAATTTTTCCAAGAGTGCGCCGAAGGACTGAGCCTCTACGTGCGCACTTGGGCGTGGCTCAACGCCCCGCTCAAGCCCAAGAACGGAAAAAAGACCCAGCAGCAAGATGACGAACCCAGGATCACACGCATCGAGGAATTCAGGGCAGAAGGCCGTGAGCCTGACATGCCCGACCCTGGCCCGGCCGGCTATCTCCTCGAAGTGTTCTTCGACCTGGGGCCATCGCTGCAGTCGCCCATGGGCGAAATGCCCATCGGCTACGAGCAATTGGTTGCCTGGCAGTCCATTCACGGCGTGCGGCTCACGCCCTGGGAGGGCAAAACGCTCTGCGACCTGTCCGTTTCATGGCTGCTCGCTAAAGACGTTGCCAAGGATCCTGGCGCCACTCGGCCAGGCAGTGTCGATGAATCGCCCGAACAAGCCGAGGAGCGGCGCGAGCGTGTGTCCAGCCGCCTGGGCGACATGCTGCGCTCCTTCCGCCGCGCGCCGAAGTGACCTGCAGGGGGCTGCATGATCGGCTCCGGCAACATCAACTACCTGCGGTTCCTGATCACGGGCGACAGCTCGCAGCTGCAGGCCGAGGTCGAGAAGTCCAAGCGCACCGTCACGGGCATGGTCGATGGCATGGCCGGCTCGCTGGGGCGCCTGGGCACGCTGCTCGGTGGCGTGTTTGCCGGCGTGTCCGTCACGGCGTTCGTTGGCAAGCTGGTATCGGTGCAGCGCGAATTCGACGTGCTCAACAGCTCGCTGGTCACGGTCACGGGCAGTGCCCAGGCCGCTGGCCGCGAGATGGCCTGGATCAAGACCTTTGCCAAGGACACGCCCTATGGGCTGGCCCAGGCCACCGAGGCTTTCGTGAAGATGAAGGCCTTGGGCCTTGATCCCACCCAGGCCAAGCTCACCAGCTTCGGCAACACGGCGGCCGGCATGGGCAAGAGCCTCATGCAGATGATCGAGGCCGTGGCCGATGCGGCCACGGGCGAATTCGAGCGCCTGAAGGAATTCGGCATCAAGGCGTCCAAGCAGGGCGACATGGTGGCGTTCACGTTCCAGGGTGTCACGACCCGCGTGAAGAATTCGGCCAAGGACATCACCGACTATCTGGAGAACATCGGTAACACCGCGTTCGGTGGTGCCATGGAGCAGCGCGCCAAGACCCTGGACGGCGCCATTGCTGCCCTGGGTGACTCCTGGGACGAGCTGTTCCGTACCATCAACGAGAGCACGGGGTTTTCGGAGAGGGCCGCCGGCGGCGTGCGCCTGGTAACAGACGCCATCGACGGGCTCGGCAAGATGGTCGAGAACCACCAGGGTGTGGTGATGACCTTCCTGGGTGCTGCTGGCGGCGCGGCCGCAGCGGCGGGCTTGGTAGCTGTGGGTGGGGCCATCGGCGTGGTCAAGGGCGCCATCGTCACGCTGGCGGCTGTGCTGGCCGCGAATCCGGTGACGCTTGCGCTGCTGGGTGTTGGTGTGGTGGCTGGTGCCGGCGTGGCGGCGGTCAGCATGTACGCCAAGACGGCTGCGGGTATCGAGGACGCGATTGCCACCTTGCGCGTGGAGAACGAGCGATCCGAGGCGGCCATGGCGCGCGCCGTGGCGGGGGGCCGCACGGCTGGCGCGGACAACATCGCC